TTCTGCCAGTTGTGTTTTGATGTAGTCGTCAAAAGTTTTGCGGAGCTCTCCGACTTCCTGACTCTGACGCCCTAGTAGCTTTTCAGCTTCTTGGTGCATCCGAACAATATCTTTTAGGTCTTTGCCTTGATATTTTTCAGGGATTTCGTCGTCTTGCTCTTCCTGAATCTCTTCAGGTTCTGAGGGTTGTTCCTCTTCGGAGTCCTCAAAGTTCGCTACTTCTTCTGTGACCTCTTCATCGTCACGCTGATCTATAAATTTTGCCATGTATCATATACTCCGTGCTAGATAGCATTATGGAAGTGTTATTTTCTAGCGGCTCTCTCGTGATCTCTTGCCCACTTATCATCGGCGTCGGGCCATCCGAAACCGTTGAACTTCGTAGAAACCGGAGAGATTATCCGCTTCGTTGTTTCACCGCATTCAGGACAAGTAGAAAATTGATCGCTTGAATCAACCCACTGTTCCTCAATGTGTGAACATTCTGTGCACTTAAAGTCGTATCTACGAATCACTGTTCTTTTTCCATCAGTACATCGTAGTGTCGCTTAATTGCGCTTTCAAATCGTAGTACCCGGAAGAGTGTGGCTCTTTCTCCTTTGATACGATTCAATTCGTCATTGTCTTTGATATGTTCAATACGATAGCCTTCGTGGACTTCTCGCATTTCTTTAATAAATTCTTTCCACCCGTCTGTCGCAAACAGGTCAAAATAGGTTTCGTAATACTTCTGTGTTTCTTGATCCAAAAGAATTATCCTTACCGGTTCTTGGAATGTGTATTATTGTATCATACTTTTGTCTAATTGTCAAGTCTTTTCTTCAACTTTATCCTTGACGGTTGTTCTGGGCTTGGGCGAGGGCTTGGAGAAGTTGTTGATCTGCTCCTCCAGTTTCTCGATTTTGTTGCTCAGGTAGTCGAACCTGTTGTTGACCTGATCCAGTATTTTCTGCATTTCTGTTTGTGTTAGCATTTGTCACTCCTCGTGATGCTTGGGCTTGAATTGCTTGCTCTTTGAGTACGAGTTCTGCAGTCTTGGCTCGTCGCTCAAATTCTTTGTCATCGTCAGTTCCTTCAGCAAGGTTTGTTGACAATGCACGGATACGGTCTGTCATTGCTTCGTATTCAGCCAATCCAGTTTCTGTTGTGTACTTTTCAGCACGTGACTGGCTTTCTTGTGCCTGTGCTTGGAATACAGCGGTCTGTGCTTGTAACTGAGCCATCTGCATCTGAGCCTGTTGTTGTGCCAGTTGCTGTTGCTGTGGATCAGGCTGACCTGCCTGCTTCAGTGTCGCAATCAACTCTTCACGGTTGGATACGTTCATGTGGTCAATAATTGACTCAAGCAGTAATGGGTACATTGGTGACTGCTTATCCATTGTCTGCAAGAGTTGTACAAGTTGTGTCACTTCATACTCACGGGCAATGATGCCAAGCGACGTAGAAGGAATAAACTTAAAGTCACGTACAGGGTACAAGTCAGGATCAAACTGCATGTAACGCCACGCACTCTTCTCAATCATTGGAATCAAGAAGTTTTCTTGGAAGTTAATCAGTGTGCGCTTGTGACGCTTAATGATTGCACCCAGTGACATTGACACACCTGCGGCAGTGGCTTCACCGTTGATCGAGCCGGGAATACCTGCGGCGTCAATAGCACCTGTAGCCATTTGCACCATCTTCTGCAACTCAGCCGCTTGACCGAATGTAATCTGGTTGACCTGTCCGAAGTTAAACGGCTGTAGCACCTCTGAAGGGTTACCGTTGGTCAGAATGGTCTTACCGGGACGTACTTCCATCTTAGCACCACGAGGTAGGCGTGAAGCGTCCACAGCAAGCATAGGATGTACTGTAAGAGCCAATGCGTCGATCCGTGCACGTAGCTCTGTGTCGAGTGCTTTCTGGCTGTTGTAGCCTTTCTCACACACTCCACGACCCCAGAAACGACCGGGTACAACATCCCAAGGGAATGCGACGATTGGACGGTCTTGCATCATGTAGGGGTTTTCTTCAATTTTAAGTAGTTGACCACCGTTGGCAATAACAACAACAACCTCAACGTAGCTTGTCTGTGCGTCGTCTTCGTCTTCAACAATCTCTGCAACTTCTTCGTCTTCTTCAAGCTCTTCTTGCATTTCTTTGTCGAACAAGTTACGTGGCATCAAACCGTAATACTTAGTGAGCCGTACCTTGTCATCATCGTAGATTGTGAGGTCTTGGTCTGGCTCAAGATCAACGTCAGGGTATGTGTTTTCAAGTACAACGTCACGATACACACCTTGGTCAATCAATGTCTCAACTTGGTGCTTAGGGACAAACTCATCAACAGCAACACCCAGTGCATCTTCAATCGTCGTAGCAACAGGATCAATCAGAAAGTTCTGAGGCAACACAGGCTTTAGCTTGACACGGAAACGCTCACGGGTTTCAACACCTACTGCTTCCATTGCACCGTCCATGACAGGGCGTGTCGCAGGAGCCATTTCTTTTTCTTCTTCAATCAACAACTCTGCAACGCCTGTGCCAAACACAGCAGAGTTAATCAATGCCTCAGACACGCTCTTACGAATCTTGGCACGAGTAAAGTCTTCTTCAAGTTGGTTACGCAGGATAACAACATCATTCTTGTTTTGGTCTGCGATGTCATCACGAATATCAAAGAACCGTCCACGTCCAAACGTCGCCTCTTCAACTTCAGCAACACTGGATTCGACTGCCTGCTGTAGTGCCGGTGAGATAATCCGTGAACGCTCAGAATGCCGCATTGAATCTTCAGCGGCCCAGATACCACGCCATAGACGATAGTATTCTTCAAACTTCTCTGCGTAGTTGGACTCGTAGTGGTCACGCCATTGGTTGCACTTAGCCATTACCCAACCGGCGGCATCCGCTTCGTATAGTCCTTTGTAGTCGTCTTCTGTCATTTTAGTATCCTGCGATTGGGTCTAACATTTGATAGTCTTCTTCCTCAAAGTCAACGTAATAGCTAACTTTTGCCAATTGGTCAATGTACGCAAGTGCATCCACCAAGTCATCATGCACCATTGCATTTGGAAATTGAAACAACTCATCCAAAAACTGTGAGTTCCATTCTCCAGTGTTTAGTGTAATTTGTCCGTGCTCAAAACGTCCTTGCAACGCCCACACTACACGATCAGTTTTTTTCTTGTTGCCATGCGTAAGTTCCTCCACCCGAAAGAATCTCTGCGAAGACTTCATGATGTCCGTGAGGTAGGGGAGAACCGCATTCTTTAAGGCTCCTTTTTCGATACCAACCGCTACAGGACGATAATACTCTACAGCGTCGAATATTTTCTTGGCGGTCTTTTTGATATCCCATCGACCATGAATTATATCCGCTACCCACCATCCGTCTGTATTTGCCTTTACTATAACAATAGCAGTTGAGTCCAGCTTTTTACTCTTCCCAGTAGCATTGGTAGCCACATCAGCAAATCCTGCCAAATCGACAGCGATGTAATAATCTCCGTCATCCGGTTCTTCTGCTGATACCTTAACCCAGTCTTCCTTAAAGATTTCAGAACCCATAGCTTCAAAGCTCGCCATAAACTCCTGACGGAAAGCATAGGACGACATGGACTTCTTCGCCACGTCAATCTCTTCAGGGTCAAGAAGAGGGTTATCGTAAGAGGTGAAATGCCACGCTTTATAGGTGTCATCGTCGCCAAGCTCCGCATACTGATACAGGTCGTAAAAGTGGTTACGCCCCATCGGTGTACCAATGAAGAGGGCTTGGCCTTTCTGGTCAGCGGGGGAAGGCCGTAAGATGGTCTCCCACACGCTTGGTTTCATATCTGCATATTCGTCCAGAACAAGGAACTTCAATGAAACTCCTCGCATTGTCTCTGGTCTATCTGCTCCTTTGAGTGATATGGTTGCTCCGTTAATCAACGTAATTTGTAGATTGTTAATGTGCGACGACTTGACAACAGGATGCGCTAACTCTAATAGAGTTGACCACATAATGTCTCGTGCTTGTCCCTGAGTTGGGGCCACATAGAACACATGACCTCGTTCAGTTTGCAATGCGTAGATAATTAACTGCCACGCCGCAAGTCTTGATTTACCAGTACGTCGCCCTGCCGCTACAATCTTAAAGCGAGTGGGGTCATTGAATACGTCTTGTTGCCACGGTAAAAGCTCAACATTAAGCTCCACGCATGATCTCCACAAGTTCTTTACTACGGCGTCCTACTTGGTTGTACCAACGTGAATCTACCATCTCGTCTGCGGCTTTAACGTAGTTGCCTTCGTTGACAGCCGTAAGCATGTTCTTAAACTGCCCTAAACGGTTGCGTCCAAGATTAAACGCCATGTTAACTAACACACGCTTTACGTCGTCAGGCTGTGATTCAAAACTTAACACCAATGCTTGTGCGTCGTC